CCCTCATAAGTGATGGATTCGTCAAACCACATTTCGGGGTCATGCCCGGTACCGCATCGTGCTTCTTCCATCCACGGATGAATGGGCACGACTGGTTCTATGTCAATGTTGCGGTTCACCTGGTGTACCGCTGCGTGTAGATGCCTTTGCGTACTAGCTGCGCGTAAGTGAACAGGTGGTCTTGCACTGTGTCGGGTTCGTTCACTGCATCGCTGGTAATGAACTCAGCAATCTCATGATTCGCGTGACCACGTTCATCTATCCGCACCAGTTTGATGACACTGCACAGGCATCTGCCTGTTGCTAGAGCGGCGGTGGAGTTGCCTTCGGGGTCTACGGCGAAGCCTTGGGGTAGGTGGGCGAGGTCGCAGAACGTGTCGTGTATCGCAGGGTTCACGGGGTTTGCCTTTCCTATAGTTCGGTGATGGTGATGGTTGCGCCTGTTGGTTGTGTGGGTGTCGCGTAGACCTTGAGGGCTTCTACGGCGACCACTCGTGCGTCGTCTTCCCAAACGTTCGCGGTGGTGAGCGCATCAAAAGTTGAACGAATCAGCTTGTCCAAATCTGGTACGCGGTGCGGGTTTCTCGGTGCGGTCGGTTTCACTTCACCTTTACTATTGAAGTGAGCCTTTGGTCGTGGGAGGAAAAAACACACGAAAACGTCAACGGGTCCAACGAGATTCGTGCCAGCAATGTTTTGTGCGTGAGCCGCAGTGACGATGGCTTGCCGCCATGGTGCGACTTTCTTGCTTGATTCGATGAGCCGCCCGCCACCAACATGACGCTTCGAGCCTTGCGGGGCAGGCAGCCCACCAACCAGCAGGGTGAACTCGTTCATGCTGAATCACCAAAATCTGACTTGATTCCAGCTCTTAATTTTTTTAATTCAGATTGCGCCAATTTGCACTCAGCGCGGGCAGCCTTAGCTTGCTCGTTTGCGAGAAGCAATTTTTCAACGAGATCTTTTTGATCAGCAATCTTTTCGTATTCCGATGCTGTTTGGTCTATAGCCCGCTGACGCTGAACGCCAACTAGAAAAATCAGATCGTTGACCATTTCTTGTGGTTTAGCATCTTGTTGAAACCAATGCCCTACTTTCCAGATTGCCCCCGCCAAAGTCAAATAGTTTTCATCTCTTTGGGCTACTCTCGCATCGTCAACTCGCATTGAATCTGAGATGTTTGTCATCACTTGCCCAACCATTCGCCTTTCAGCGTTTGACATAAGAGACCACAAGTCTTCAATGGGCTTTTCATTAAGTAGGCCACCGAAACGTTGCTTGTTATGTAACGGATTTTCTCTAGCTATCGCGTACTTCTCTGCACGTTCCACTGAAGCACGATCTGGGAAATGCTCGATAGTCATTGAAGCAATATCAGATGCCCATTCCTTTTCTTGAAAATGCTGCCCGATTCGCCCCAGTGCAGATTTAGAAATACCTACATATAAGAGACCACCTTTTGAATCCCATAGGCGATATAGGTGCTGGCTCATCGTTTGATCCCCCACATGCGGGCTTGTGCTTCGCTACGGATACGCATCACGGTTGATCGTGAAATGCCGTGATTTGATTCCATGTGCAGGCAGAGCTGTTCGCGTGCTTTACCAAGCCGCAGAGACAAATCACGCCACCCGCACTTGCACCAAGGCACATGAGAGTACGAAGCGGAGTCAATGCCGTAATGCGATGCGCGGCTCATCCGAGGCTCAGCAATGCTTTGATGCCAGCAACCGCAAGAACAACTGCAAGAGCAACATAAGTAAGCGCGAGGACATAGAACGCGCCAATCAGAATCTTCGTCATTTCGCACCTACTAGGGCGTGAATTGACGCATGTTCCGAGGCCGTAAGAGCAACTAAGTTAGATGCGTCATTGTTTTGCTTGTCGTGATCTATATGGTGAACTTGCAGCCCTTCAAGGCTCACTCCGAGGTCGTGGAGGGCCTTGCGGTGCTCATACACGTAACCAATAGACATGGCTTCTGGGTGCTCTGGTTGCCAAATCATCACGTAGCCCTGATCGCTTATGCGACGCTTAGCTCCGTATTGGCGTTGGGTGACGTTTGGGTCACCATTGGCACGCAAGCGGTAATCGTGCATTCCGCATAAACCAGCCCATTTTGCTTTACTTTCGCAATTCGGCAATGAACATCGTGAGTAAATTTTCATAGATGTTGAGTAAACGTCGCCATGTTTGCGTCGGCGTTCGTTGTGCATGTTGCAAAGCCCATGTGACTTTGAAAGTTTTCCGCATGGGACAACATCACAGAGATTCATAACTAGCCTGCCAATCTGTTGCATTTGGAGCCTGCGATGTACCAATGTCGCCAGCCTTGAGGCTCAGCAACTACGGCAGCGAAGGCAACGTCTTGATATGACTCGTTCCATTTATCAATGGTCTTTTGCTGCAAGGTGACGCGGATTTTCGTTGCGTCTTTTTTATTCATTCCAAAATGAACCAGGCGATTAGCGACCATGTAAGGAAGCCCGTGATTCCATGCTTTTAGGAACTGGTATTTGCCTCGCGCTGATGACTGGTCACCAATGGCGCGTGGGTTTGAATGTGATTCTCTATTTGCTACACATTGTTGAAAATCCATCATCGAAACGTGAGGCACAGCTGCATGTTGAATTGCAGTCTTCTGCGTGAGTGTGAGGGCAGCCGCGAGGACTGCCTCGACCATCAAGCCGCCTCCGTTGATCGGGGTGCAGGGACGAGGCAGGTTCGGGGTGTACGCATGGCGTGTCCTTTCGATAGTTGTCATGGCTTGTCCATGGGTTTTGCGGTCTTGGCGAGTGCCGTCATGGCGGCTCGATGGGTTTGCATGGATTGCTGGTCGCGTTTTGTGGCGACGCTTGCGGCGATTGCGGCAGCGGTAATGAACCCGCAACCGACACCGGCAACGAATAGGGCTACATGGCTCACGCTGGTGCCCCTGACAGGAGCCAGATACGGACGTTGGATTGGTAAGGGGCAGGTAAAACTTTCTCCAGAGCGGCCGCTATACGGTCACGCTCAGCAGCCTGTGCGTCTCTCACAAGGTCGCAGGAACACAGGTTGTGTGTCGTCTCATGCCACTCCTGGCATAGGTAGTTGTGAACCTTCACTTGGCACCGCCACGAATGACAGAAAGTGTTGGGGTGCTTGGGTTTTTGTCACCTAGGAGTAGGTCTGTGAGGTCGGCAATGACTTCTTGCGCCTCATCAAGATCGTTGAGGAGCTGCTGCTCCCGTAAACGGTGCTGGTCTTCCATGCGCCCGTAGATCGTGATGGTTGCTACCAGGAGCAGGGTGGAGAGGACTATGCAAAACATGCCTAATGCGTCTAACATCTAAATGTCTCGTTTCCTTCGCAGGGTTCGGGGTAAGCCCCCGCCGATTGGACTTCCCAGAAAAATCGGCGGGGGCGTTTTATTTAGTTGTTATTCAGTTATCCCCGCAGGGTTCCTTGCTTTCGGGCCTGCCGGCTTCCCCACTGACAGACCCTTATTTCCGTACGGGGATATTTGTATCCCATTGGGATATGCGACACAACGACATTCGTGTTTTAAGTGGACAATGTTTAAGAAACTTGACAGCGGGGCTATATTTGCATTTATGAGTACAGACCTGCTAGAGCGATACGAATCCACGACAGCCGGAGAAATTCGGGCTATGGCTGCGCGTTACATGATCAAAAATAAGGAAATCGCGGCTTATCTAGGCGTGGCAGAAATGCATGTTTCGCGCCGCATGGTCGGCAGAGTACGTTGGAATATAAGCGAAATCGCTGCGCTCGCAGTATTTTTCAACTGCGAACTCAGCGATTTACTACCTAAAGAGCTCCCCCACTTGGACTCGAACCAAGAACCCTCCGATTCATGGCCCAAAAAAACATGCGACGCGGAAGTTATGTATTTCGTTCCCCGAAATGTGTGCAATGTCCGAACAAATCTCACTATGCCTCTTGGACATGTCGCGTAATGACCGGCGATTCGGTAATTGAACTTCACTAATCACGGCAAACTTCCCAAATCTTCCCGCACTTCCCACAAGAAAGACCCTGCACATGAACGCAACACTGATCAACCAATGGTGCGACTGGTATCAAGCAGGTGACGCATCACCAGGCACAATCAAATTACGCCGCTACCACATTGAACGGTTAGCGCGTGAATACGACGATTTCCTTGCAGTCAGTGAAGATGAGCTGATCGCGTTCATGCAGTCACTAAACGCAACGGGTCCAGCGTTCAGGAAGTCAATGCTCGCGTCGTTGCGAATGTTTTATAAATGGGCGCAACGCACAGGCAGTGTCGCCGCTGACCCAACGTTGGGTTTGCGTCGCATCGCTACACCTGACGGGTTGCCGAAACCGATCCCTGAGGTGGCGTTGCAGCAGGCGTTAGCGAAGGCCGATAAGGACACGCGCCTCATGTTGCTGCTTGGTGCGTATGCGGGTTTGCGTCGTGCGGAGATCGCAGGGCTGCACTCTGACGACATCACCGACATGGGCCTTGTCATTAAAGGCAAGGGCAGGAAGGTGCGTCGTATCCCTATTCACCCGATTCTTGCTGAGGCACTTGTTGATGTTCAGGGGCCTGCGTTTCGGGGCCGTTGGGGTGGGTCCGTGTCGCCTGACTTTGTGGCAGACAGGCTTGAGGCCGTGTTGCCTGACCCTTGGACCGCGCACTCACTGCGTCACAGGTTCGCGACACAGACGTATCGGGCTTGTAAAGATATTCGTGTCGTGCAGCAGTTGCTTGGTCATTCAAGTATTCAAACCACGGTGCGTTACGTCATGGTTGATGAGGATGCACTTGCCGCAGCAGTGAACGCTGTGGCCTAGTAACGCGAAGAAGCCCCCGACCGCATCCAATTGCTTGGGTAGGTCGGGGGCTTCGTGCTGCGCGGCACTCACCAAAAAGGTCTATTCGTCTTCTTCGTCTTCAAAATATTCAGACAAGTCAGGTTCAACAATTTCAGCGATTTCAGTATCCGCACCAAGTGCGAAACCGAACGCGGGTTTTGGCGGTTCTAGCTGCATGGGGGCGACTTCCTCAAGGGCAAGCGCGACCCCGGCAACTTCACCAAGTAGGTCTTTTATTTGTCGGCGCGTGTAATCCACGCCGTTTATGGTGATTTCAACGCCACCAGCAGCGATCCGCACTTTCACGACAGTGGCTCAAGTTCGTGCGTGGCCATTGCCCAAGCACGCCCGTCACCGACACTGATTGCGTAAGTGAACATGCGGTCATCATTGTTGATTGCGTGGATGGTGGCGGTGGGGTTCATGCCACGGTTTGCCCACCAGCCGGGAAGGACGCGCACAGTGTCACCAACGTTCATTACGCGCTCCTTGTTTGACCGTTTTTAAGGATGCGATTCCACGCGCCACACGCGCACACCGCTTGAGGAAACGCGGCAGTCCTGGTGTGTACGAGGCCCGCAGGGATAAGGGTGTGTGACCCGCAGGCGTAACAGCCCGCGAGGGAACCAGTCCACATGCCCGCGTGAGGCAGGGTCTTAATCCAACCGCTGCCCGCAAGCAGTGAATACAAATGCTCAGTAATCACAACATCTTGCTTGTTGTACTGCTTAAATTTCTTCCACGCTTTCGGGTCGCCCTTGAGAACGTCGTTCCAAAGTTGCTGCCCGCCAGTTTCAAGTTTCGTGTCCATACCAAGGGCTTGAGTGACATAACCTAACTTGTTGCTCATCAGTTTGAACCGTGAACGCATCACGCGCAACAAGTCAACGTCTTGATGTGGCGAGGGTGGAGACATGCCAGCGAGAAGAAACTCACGGTGCAAGTGTGGGATATCAAACCTTGCGTGGTTGTAGCCAACGATGACATCGGCTTCGTTCATCATGTTCCATGCGGCTTCAACCATTGCTGTTTTGCCGTCGTGGAACTCAGAGAAGTAATGCACCGTGTTACTACCGAGCCATTTGCCTGCGAAGCACAAGACTCGTGTGGGTTCAATGAGCTGTGATGCGCTGATGTTTTGGTCGAACATGCCCCAGACGTAACCGATGGCGGGACTGGTCTCAATGTCTATGGTGAGAATGCGCGGCGGTTTAGGTTTCGCTTCGTCTAGCGCACCGGCAAGACTCATTTAGCGCACTCGCCTTTGCGGTGTCGCATTACTGACGCGCCGCTAATGTTGTGGCCTTCAGATTTTAATGCGCGACCTATCGCCGCACCCGTGAAACTTGCATCAGCCAACGCCGCCCGTAATGCTTGCGCGTCTTCTTTAGATAACTTGTCAAAGACGAGACACACGGTGCAACGGGGTCCGGGTGTGATTACGGATGCGGCAAGGGCTGATGCAAGACTCACTGGTTTCTCTTTTCCGTCGCAGGATTACATGAAAGTGTTACGCGCCGATTGGTCGTACACCGTCCTTGTTGATTTTTAGACGGGCTATGACCTGAGCAACATCTGCCGGGGTGGTGTTGCGTTTGCAACCGCGATCCCAGCTCTGCGAAATTTCTGAATGCATCCCGTCGGCGTGCTGCCACCACTCACCATTAGCGAGCACGCGATGCCCATCAGCGGTTTTGTAGGTGTCCAGGATCTTGTTCAGGATGGCTTTTTCTGCCGTGGTCATGTGTGGCTTGCCGTCGGCTTTAAGAACGTCCCAACGGCAGTCTGTAGCGGTCCCAGAGGCATGATTCGACAGTCCTGCACCACTGCGGGCTTCGCGGTAAATCCAGCCGTAAGCCTTCGTGCCTTCGTTCAGGTTCAAACGCTTCGGCATCAACCGATGCCAGTCAGCCAGGTACGCGGCAAACAGTGGCGCAACCTCGCGGCGCATAGTGATTTTCGTATTGATCGTGCCCGGAATCTTGATCGTTCGCAGGCGTGGATCAACACGAAGACGAATACCGGCCCAACCGTTGAGCGAGGTGTTTGCCATTACGCACCAGTCCCGTTGCCGTAACGGGCATCTGATGGGTTCAACCAGTTGATCACTGGTGGGAGTGCGGACACTAAGCCACCGATGACCCATGTCTGCCAATGGGCGAGGCTGATACTGCCGTCTGTAGCGAAATCGGCTACAGCCGCGGCAAGAATCACTGCCACGAACGTTTTGAATGCTGAACCTAGAGGGGTTGACGCGAGCCAATTCGACATGGCAGGACTCCTTAAATAGTGAAAGCCCCCGCCAATGTGGTCAGGGGCACGAGCGGGGGCGTTACAGGGTCAGGGTTTTGGAAGGTCTTTCACGCGCAAAGATTCAGGCAAGTTGATACCTAAATGTTCAATCACTAGGTCAAGTTTCTTGTTCGCGTCTGGCAGGCTCCTGCCGCCGTTCGCATTGGGTTGGATTGCTTTAGTTGCGTGGGCGATCTCGTCGCACACCACTTCACGAATCTCGTCACGCAACTGGCGGCGGGTCCAACGAAACGAAGCGTGCGCCCCGGTAATGACTGATGCGATCACGGCAAGGATTACGGCGACATCAGTGATGTCGAGGCCGTTGTCGTTCACATCAAAGAATGAGGCAATAAGCATGGGGTCAGCCCTTTCGGCATAACTTGATTAGTTGTCGTGTATTTCAGTAAAGGCACCGGCTTCAAGCATCAGTGCTTGTTCGGCTTCAATTTGCACCACAGGCTGCATTGGTTCAGTGTGAAACATTGGCTTACCGGCAAGCATCTGGTTCCGTTGCCGTTTCTCGTTATCAATCCCTAAATACAATTCAGTCATCACCACGGACGAATGACCAAGCATTGATTGCACGCGACGGGCCGCCCCATCATGACCCGTGTTACGCAACTCCTCAAACAAATTACGCGCCCCGGAACGGCGCAGAATATGGCAACCATCACCTTGCTTAAGCGCAATCCCCTCACGTTGCATCGCCTTACGAACGATCAAATGAGGCGACGAAACATGCACCGTTGGTTTCAGCTTCGCAGGCGCACCAGTAGGCACCAGTTTGCGAACACCAGGCACACCCTTCATCGGTGTCGGATGCTGGGAAGGGATCACGAGCCAATCAGGGTCAAGATCGCCGCACATGTCCCGGTAATGCAGGAACCAGTGCGTCATTTCTTGACGCAGTTCAATACACATGGGGATGCGATCTTCTTGCTTCGTTTTGATCCTGAAAATATCTATTTCGTTATCGTTAAAATCAAGGTCACCGATTTTTAACGCGGCGATCTCACTTGCACGCATGAACGTGAAAATGCCCAACGCCATAAATGCCCGGTCACGCGGTGAAGCATTCATCAACATGGATGCCAGCACCGGCAACGTCAACCAAGTCTTCTGACGTTTCACCACTTTGTGAGTGCGCCAACCAGCACACGGGTCATAATCCGGGGCCACCAACTTATGAGTTCGACACCATTTCATAAACCCACGCACATGCATCAAATAGTTATTGCGCGTCCCCATCCCCCACTCCTGGTTGGAGAACATGCCATCAATATGTGAAGGCTGAATGTCCGCAACATCAATGGGGCCAGTGACACGCTGCATGTGCCGCAGCACAATCGCAGCAGTGCCAATGGTTGATTTGGATAGGCCTTGCGCGGACATGTAGTTCAAGAACCCTGATGCCGCATCGCTTATCAACATTTAATTGATCCGGCAGGCACTAACCCACAGCTCACTGCCCGAACCCGTGAACGGGTTGCCGGAGTAGACACGCCACTGGTACGCGGTGCCTTGCACAGTGGTGCCGTTAGGGCAGTCGCCACCAATAAGTACGAGAGTGTTTGAGGGGAATCCACGACCATCAGCCCCGTTCGTTCCGGCAGCACCAACTGCACCTGTTGGTCCTTGGATTCCTGCGGGGCCACGTTCCCCAGCGGGGCCGCTGCCGCCGTTGTTTCCTGCCGGGCCTTGCGGGCCTTGCGGGCCACGCTCACCAGTTGCACCTTGTGGTCCGGGCTTGAGGTTCATGGCTGCGAGTGCGTCTTGGACTGCCTTAATTTGGCGGCCAAGTGAAGCAGCTGACGGGGTGGGTGCGGGGGCGGCTTGTGTAACGCTTGACGATACAAACGCGATTGCGACGATGAGTGAGCCGATGAGGGCAGTCTTCTTCAAGGTGTTCCTTTATTTAGTTGTTATTTAGTTGTTTAGCGGTAAAGCAGTAATTCAGTCGGGGGTCATGGCTGCGTCGTACGCCTCAGGGTTATGGGCCGGGATGCAGCAAGTAAAGGGGTCACGGCAGTCAGCGAGTGGATACCTGGCATCGTCTAGGGCTTGCTGGTCTGCTCGCACCTTATATATAAGGGTGCATTGGCAGGCGTGGCCGTTCCCTATTGAGGGACAGAGTGGGTCATGTTGCATTGACCGACTGTACGCGGAACACCCGTAAACATTTGCGGTCATACCGTTTTTGTGACCGGACCAAGGGGGTGCAGGGTGCGTGGTCAGCTTGTGCTTTGTGGGCTTGCTGCCAGCACCCTGCGGTAGTCCGTTAACATGAAATATCCGTTAACATGTAATAACTGACTTGTTATCCCACGTTAATAGTCATATTTGGTATGTGAGCCTTTTTGACAGGTTGCTCAGCTGCATAAGGCCTTCACTGTGTGAGGGTGCACGACACATTGCCTAGGAGTTGTGGCACTCACACTGGTCCGGCCTGCCTGAAGTGCCGGGGGGTGTCCCCGGCTAGAGGGTGTTGCTTTTCCCGGTATAGAAACGTTGCAAAATCCCGGTCTAATTGCTGACCAAAACCGGCGATGAGGTAGCGAGGTTCGGGTACATCACGGCAATCATTTCGTCCGTGAACCCGAGACTCTTGGCATGTTCCACGGCTGCCGCAGTTGCTACCGCGTCTGCTGCCGCCTTAGCGCCCGCCTCGGCCTGTGCCTTCGCCGCCGCGTCCTGGTCTAATTTACGTTGAGCCTTTTCCTCTGCCGTGAATTGTCGCTCCACTACTTCAGCGGTTTCTGCGTTTACTTCTATAACGTCAGTCATAGTTTTCCTTAGGAGTTTTTGTAGCCAAATGTTCGGACGGTCCCCGAAATGGTTCCCGTGTTTGGAGTCAATGAAAAACCGTCATATGCGGTTGCAACCGTGTGAATTCCTTGCGTCGTCTGCGTTATGTCATCCCTGCCGCCAACAGTTGTAAAAGTCGTGTATGCAGCAATCGCTGGACGAAAGATTTCCAAAAAACCCGAACCGCCATTTGCATTTGCTCTGACTGCGTTGGCGTAATATGCCTGGCTTACTTCACTTAAAGCCGCTACTGAAGTTCCATTTCCATAAACTAACTGGCGAGAATAATTACTTGCCGTAGCGTCCACTCCGCCTACCCGTAACCTAAAGTTAATGTCTATGCTTGTTGAACCAGTTGCGAATATTTCAACTTTGTACCAGTCATAGGTTGCAGTAAAACAGTTGTTAATTAAAACACTGGAAGCAGCTGAAAAATCTGTTTTATTTACAAGGACTAGTCCACCCGATGAAACTGCGGTATCTTCTGCTTTGCCGTACCAAGTGTTCGTGCCTAGTTTCTTGAACGTAACGAAACCATACTGTGGAATGGTGACGGTTCCGGCGAGTGTGCCCGATGTGCAAGTGACAGTGACAGTTCCAGCACCGATGTTCCACACGCGCAATTCAGTGTTAGCGACCCAAGGCACTGAGGCTTCTAAAGGGATGTTGTAAGTGGATGCGCTTGCGTTTGACGCGCTGACGGTTTTCCCTGCATCTCCGATAACAAAACTGTAGGTAGTTCCCGTTTGAGCATTTACTGCCATCGCAGTAGTGGTTTTGCTCGCTAAAGTATCCGTAATGTCAGCCGAAGCTAGTACGTCACCGGCTGCCCATGAAGTTTTGATTGCCATTTAATAACTCCTAATATCCAAGGTTGTTGAAGTCGAGGCGACCAAAGACCGCATCATCAAGAAGGAACGCCGCCTGAGTTTCAGACAGGGTGAAAGTGATTTCATGAAACTGAGGAACGGCCTTATGTTCAATGCCGTCAATCGTGACGTACTGCGTAATCGTTGAACCCGTGTTGTTTGGTTGCCAAACAACTTTTACCACAGTGCCAAGATCAAGACCAAGCACCTGAGCCTGTTGTGCTGCCGTCAACGAATCAAGCGCAACCGTCAACTGGTTCACGCGCCAAAGAGGGTCCTGATACTTACCCACAAGCCAGGTTGCAAGGTCACTAGCTGCCGCTGCATCGTTGAGAAGCGTGTCGTAAGTGACAGCCATCTCACCGTACGAAGCAACCGATGCCGTGCCTATTGCTGACGCAGTACCCGCAACGACCGTGCCCCCGTAGTAGGTGACGTTGATCGTGTTCCAAAGGGCTTCCATACCGAACTGCACAGATACGTCAGTGAACGGAATCTGCCCCGGCCCAAACGTTGCCGCGTTCGTGTACGTCTCAAGGTCCGTGTGAGACTTGAACGTCATTGAGCCCGAAGGGTTCACGAAAAACGCGCCCGCCTCAGACAACTCAACCTTTTGCAGATACGTCAACGCGGTCGTTTTTGCTGCAATGAAATCAGCGTTTAACGTTGCCGCACCCGTAGAGATACTGCGATCAGTAGACGGCCA